CTTCGAGGAAGTCAGGGACCCAGAGCAGAACCCCTACATCTTCCACCCACGTGACCCGAGCCGCAAGGCGTTCGTGACCGGGCGTTCGCTGGAGAAGGCCAGCAACATCATCAAGGCCACCATAGGCAAGGTGGACGACATGACCCTGACTGCCGCCCTGATGGGCACCCTCGGGGACCGGGCAGCGATGGACCTGATGGCCTTCGTAAGGCTGGCCAACGACCTGCCCAGCCATGCCTCGATCAAGAACGACCCGGCTAACGCCAAGGTGCCTACCTCGGCCGCTGCCACGTGCATGGTGGTGTACCGGGCGCTGTCAACCATGGAAGCAGATTGGGTGGACAACTGGATGATCTACCTCGAACGCCTCGACACCGAAGCACAGGGCCTGTTCGCCAACGGTGTGCGGTCGCCCAAGTACGCCAAGCAGTCGGTCGTGCTGCTAAACAAGAGCTTCACTCGCTGGGTCCAGAAAAAGGCGTACCTCTTCGGGGCGGACCAGTAAGGTTATTTACATATTATTTAGGCTATAAAGAGAGGATCAGTGACATGATCTGGGCTTTCCTGCGGCCGCTGGTGTGGTGTCGCTTCACCAGCGGCTACGGCTACGGCAACGGCTGGGGCAACGGCGGCTACGGCTACGGCTACGGCTACGGCGGCTACAGCTACGGCGGCGGCAACGGCAGCGGCAGCGGCGACGGCGACGGCACCGGCGACGGCGACGGCACCGGCGACGGCTACGGCTACAACAACGACTGACTTAGTCATTCCGACTAAGTCCAACCAAAGAAGGATTACTCCCATGAGACTCCAAATGCCCGGCGTCAGACGCCTCAACACCTACGCAGAGGCATCAGCCCTGTTCGACAAGGCCAAGCTGCGCACAAACACCTACGGTCGCTCGGGCACACACGCCATGCCCAGCCACAGCGCCGACTTCACCGGGCTGTCAAAGGACCACGACGGCACGATCTGCTTCATCTATCACTCCACCACAGTGGTGCAGTGGCACCCCGACAACACATGCACGCTGGACCTCAACTACGAGAGCCAGAGCACCGCGGTCTTCGCCGATCGCTTCATGCCTCGGGGCGCCAGCATAAGCGGGGAGTGCAAGGCCCTTCGTTCAGGCGGTGCTTACTACAAGCCCGGGGCCCGGGTGCGCCTTGACGCAGAGGGCAGGCTGACCCACGCCAGCGAGGACACGCACCCTATCGCCCGTGTGCGGGTAGACCGCAAGAAGGCAAACAAGGCCATGGAAGGGTCCGGTCTCAAGGACTTCCTCGCATGGTACAAGCCCATGGCAGCCTTGCTTGGTAACGAGCAGATGCACAGGGAGAACCACTACAACTCGGACCTCGTTACGTCCTTGCTCTACAGGGATCAGTGGGAAAAGCTGCGCACCTGTAGCAGGCTTGCCGGTGCCCGGGCCCATGTCTCCGTCGTAGAGCGGGTTCTGCGCGAGTCTGTCTACGAGCGTTACGACGCCTACTACACCGAGGAGCACGCGAGCGCCCCTGACTATGGGTCGTTCACTGCGTGGGTCAAGAGTAGCGAATGATCTGGCTCTTTGCCCGCCCGCTGGTGTGGTCCCGGTTCCACTACGGAGACGGCGACGGCTACAGCGACGGCCACGGCTACGGCCACGGCTACGGCGACGGCGACGGCGACGGCTACAGTTACGGCACCAGCTACGGCGACGGCGACGGCTACGGCTACGGCGACGGCGACGGCGACGGCGACGGAGGTGAACAATGATCTGGAGCTTTGCCCGCCCGCTGGTGTGGTCCCGGTTCCGCTACGGCTACGGCCACGGCCACGGCGACGGCGACGGTAGCGGCTGCGGCTACGGCTTCGGCTGGGGCTACGGCCATTTCGACGGCAACGGCGACGGCGACAGCAACAACGACTGACTTAGTCATCACGACTAAGTCCAACCAAGAAAGGAATACCCCATGTTTGGGAACGGCAAACTCACTCCAGAACAGCGCCTGCAAAAGGCTGTCATTGCGATCATGCACCACGAGAGGTATCGCGCCTTGGCGGGTGTGCTGATGATCGGCAGCCGCACGGTGGATACCCACATACGTCGCACGCCTGTGGATACTGCGGCCACGGATGGCATGAACGAGGTCTACAACCCCGACTTCATCACATCGCTCAAGGACTCCGAGCTGCGGTTCCTCGTCCTGCACGAGAACTATCACAAGCTGTACAAGCACCTGACCACGTGGCGGTGGATGTACCTGCGCCACGCAAAGATGGCCAACGCAGCTTGCGACTTCGTCATCAACATCAAGCTGGTAGATGACAACAAGTCAGATCACTTCGCCACCATGACCGGTGCCCTGCTGATCGGTTGCTTCGACGAGAAGTATCGCGACTGGGACAGCGCTGCGGTGTTCCACGACCTGCTCAAGAACGCCAAGGCAGGCGGCGGCCAAGGCGAGGGCCAGCCCGGTCAAGGCCAGCCCGGTCAAGGCCAGCCCGGTCAAGGCCAGCCCGGTCAAGGCCAGCCCGGTCAAGGCCAGCCCGGTCAAGGCCAGCCCGGTCAAGGCTTCGACATGCACGACTGGGACGGGGCGCAGGATATGCCCGATGCGGACAAGCAAGCGCTGGCCCGTGACATTGACGAGGCGGTGCGCCAAGGCGCGCTGATGGCGGGCAAGACGGGGTCCGGTGGCGATCGCTCCCTCGACGACCTGATGCAGCCACAGGTGGACTGGCGCACTGCACTGCGCGACTTCATTACGACAACCTGTGCAGGGTCTGATTTCTCCACGTGGAAGCGGCCCAACCGTCGCTTCATCGGCGGCGGCTACTACATGCCCAGCGGCATCACCGAGCGCGTCAAGGACATCTGCGTGGCAATAGACACGTCGGGGTCTATCGGAGGACCAGAACTGGCATCGTTTTTGAGCGAGGTCCGCGGCATCGCAGACTCCGTGCGCCCCGAGCGCGTCCATCTGCTGTACTGGGATACCAAAGTGTGCAGACACGAGGTGTATCTCGAGCAAGACCTGCCCAACTTAGTCGCCTCGACTAAGCCTGCGGGCGGTGGCGGCACCATGGTCGAGTGCGTGCCGGAGTTCCTCAACAAGAACGGCATCGCACCACAGGCGGTCATCGTGCTGACCGACGGCTACCTCGGCGGCGGCTGGGGAACGTGGACCTGCCCGGTCATGTGGACTATCCTCGACAACAAGAGCGCCCGCCCCGCCCACGGGGCCACGATACACATCAAAGGTCACGAGCTGTGATCTGGGGCTTTCTACGCCCGCTGGTGTGGTCGAAGTCCCGCAACGGCAACGGCTACGGCGACGGCAACGGATACGGATACGGCTACGGCAACGGCAACGGCCACGGCAACGGCGACGGTTGCGGCTACGGCGACGGCGACGGATACGGCTACGGCAACGGCAACGGCTACGGCTACGGCTACGGCAACGGCAAGGGAAACGGAGGTGACCTATGATCTGGACGTTCCTGCGACCGCTGGTGTGGATGGAGTCCCGTTGGGGTGACGGAGAGAACTACGGCCATGGAAACGGCGATGGTATTGGATGGGGTTACGGTTATGGCTGGGGTCACGGTAGTATGGGCTTCGGCGACGGCGATGGAGGTGACCTTTGATCTGGACTTTCCTCCGCCCGCTGGTGTGGTGCACCCGCGTCCACAGCTACGGTAACGGCGACGGTAATGGTAGTGGCTTCTTCTACGGCAATGGTAGCGGCCTCCTCTACGGCTACGGTGGTAGCCTCAGCTACGGCTACGGCAACGGCGACAGCAACAACAACTGACTTAGTCATCCCGACTAAGTGCAACCAAAGAAAGCAAACAACATGAAACTCCCAACATTCAACAACAAAGACGCCCGCTGGGATCGCTTCAAGCGGTTCTACAACGAGCCCGAGTCCAACGTGATCGTGTTCGAGAGCGGCGAAGTTCTGCTCTCGGCGCGGGACTTCAAGCCCGATAACCGTGGCATGAAGAGCAAGCTCGGGCGGGGCGAGAGCGACCTGCGTGTGGTCAGCAGCGTGGACGGGGACTGCCCCGCACTGTCGCTTGGCAAAGATAGCCTGACCCCCGAGGCACGCGCGGTGCTCGCATTGTGCAGGCAAGACGCCGACGATCTGGCAGCCAAGCCCCTGCCCAAGGCATGGATCAACAGTGGGAAGTCCCAGCTCCTGCTCCTCGATGCGAGCACCGGGCGCAGCGTGGGTATTGGTAGCAACTATAGGAGCAAGGAAGGGCGCAACGCCGCGTGGCAGTGGGCGTCCGCGTGGACCTCGCTCGGCAGCAACCACTACAACCAGCCCATGGCCTACATCCCCGGCCCGCAGAGCAAGGCCGTCGGCGACAACATCCCAGTCCGCATGCCGGTTAAGCACACCCCGGAGGAGAAGAAAGCCCTGACCAACCTGCATGCGGCCTGTACCGCATGGTGTGCGATGGGCAACGACGACGCCCATAAGCTAGCGCCTAAGTATTACAGCTCAGGGTATCGGCACGGCCCCGAGCGGCCCCTCCACCAGCCATACCTGATCCCAGACTTGCCCAACGGTATAGACACCGAGCTTGCTGATCTTGCACCAGAGCGGATCTTCCAGATCAGATACCACGGGTTCGAGCGCTCAACCCACACTATGCAGGTAGAGTGCCTCTACGCAGCGCTATGATCTGGGCCTTCCTCAAGCCGCTGGTGTGGTGCCGACGCGCCAACGGCTACGGCAATGGCTACGGCGGTGGCAACGGCTACGGCTACGGCAACGGCTACGGCTGGGGCAACGGCAACGGCGACGGCTACGGCGACGGCGACGGCGACGGCGACGGCGACGGCGACGGCAACTGACTTAGTCATTCCGACTAAGTGCAACCAAGGAGACTATCATGACAATCAATATCACAAACAAGCCCAACCCAATCCAGCTGCCCGCAGGCTTCGGGCAGAGTGCCCCGTCGGTATCCAGCGCGGCTATGCTGGTGGACCTGTCCATCTCTGTGTGGACGGCACGCAAGCGGGACAAGACAGCATCCGAGGCAGTGACCCGCTCCAGCGGTGCTGCACGGGGTGTGGCCAGCGTCAACAAGAACCTGCTGGGCGACTGCGCAGAGCTCGACGCGGTGCAGAAGTTCTCGGAGAATGTGCGCAGCTTGCACCGGTCCATGACCATGCCATGGTCTGACCTCGGCCTGCGCCTGCTCCCCACGGCGCAGTTCTTCAAGTACCAGAAGCAGATGACGGCCCTGCAAGACGAGTTCCACCGCTTGGCCGACGCGTTCCTCAAGGCATACAGCTGGGAGATTTCTGCCTCCGAGCTCAAGTTGGGCACCCTGTTCAACCGCGAGGAGT